ATGAAAGCCGAGACGAAATTCGCGCCGGTGAGCTTGTCGGCGGTCGAGCCGGACGGCACGTTCACCGGCTACGCCAGCATGTTCAACAAGGCCGACCTCGGCCGCGACGTGGTGATGCCGGGCGCCTTCCGCGCTTCGCTCGCGAAGCGCGGGGCGGGCGGCGTGAAGATGCTGTTCCAGCACGACCCGGCGGAGCCCATCGGCGTGTGGCTCGACATTCGCGAGGACGGCGAGGGCCTGGCAGTGAAGGGGCGGCTGACGGCCGGAGTGGCGCGGGCGCGCGAGATACTGGCGCTGATGCGCGCCGGCGCGCTCGACGGGCTCTCCATCGGCTACCGCACCGTACGCGGCCGCACCGACTCCAAATCGGGCGTGCGGCGGCTTTACGAGGTCGACCTCTGGGAAATCTCGGTGGTGACGTTCCCGATGCTGCCGGAGGCGCGCGTCTCGGCGGTGAAGGGCAGGGGACGGGACGCGCTCGCGGCGACGATCCGGCGGGCGGCGCGGATGATCAGGGCGGCGACGTAGCTCCCCGTCATGCCTGCGGAAGCAGGCATCCAGTATCCACGGACGGCGGATGTGCATGCACCGACAGCGACTACTGGATCCCGGCCTTCGCCGGGATGACAGGCAGTGCTGTCCGAAACGCGAGAACAACGAAAGGAAACCTATGAACCAGGAACAGATCACTGCCCCGGAGACGAAGTCGGCGGAGGCGAGCGCCGCCTTCGAGGACTTCATGCGCGCGTTCGACGCTTTCAAGGACGCGAATGACGAGCGGCTCTCGCAGATCGAGCAGAAGGTCGCCGTCGACGTGGTGACTGTCGACAAGGTCGACCGCATCAACCGCGCGCTCGACGAGCAGAAGCGCGCGATGGACCAGATCCTCCTGCGCAATCGCCGGCCGGCGATGGCCCATGACGGCGGGCGGGTGGCTTCGCCGCTGGCCGCGGCCGAGCACAAGGCGGCGTTCGACGCCTACGTGCGCCGCGGCGCCGAGGACGGCCTGCGCTCGCTCGAACAGAAGGCGCTCGCCGTCTCGACCAACTCCGGCGCCGACGGCGGCTACACCGTGCCCGACGAGGTGGAGAAGGAGATCGGCCGGCGTCTGGCGTCGCTCTCGCCGATCCGCGCAATCTCGAGCGTCCGCCAGATTTCGGCGAACGTCTACAAGAAGGCGTTCTCGACCACCGCGGCCGCGACCGGCTGGGTGGCGGAGACGGACTCGCGCCCGCAGACGAACACGCCGACATTGGCCGAGCTGCAGTTTCCGGCAATGGAGCTCTACGCCATGCCGGCGGCGACGGGCACATTGCTCGACGACAGCGCGGTCAACATCGACGAGTGGATCGCGAGCGAGGTGGAGCAGGCGTTCGCCACGCAGGAAGGGACCGCCTTCGTCAACGGCTCGGGCACGGCGCAGCCGACCGGCTTCCTCCATTACACCAAGGCGGCGGAAGCCTCGTGGGCATGGACCAAGATCGGCTACGTCAAGACCGGTGTTTCCGGCGACTTCGCCGCCGACGGCGCGGGTTTCGATAACCTGGTCGATCTCGTCTACACGCTGAAGTCCGGCTATCGCCAGAACGCGACGTTCGTCATGAACCGCGCGACGCAGGGCGCGGTGCGCAAGCTGAAGGACGCCGACGGCAACTATATCTGGCAGCCGGCGGCGATGGTCGGCGGCGCGGCGAACCTGATGAACTTCCCGGTCGCCGAGTCCGAGGACATGCCGGACATCGGCGCGGACGCGTATGCCATCGCCTTCGGCGACTTCCGCCAGGGCTATCTCGTCGTCGACCGTGTCGGTGTGCGCGTGCTGCGCGATCCGTATTCGGCCAAGCCCTACGTGCTGTTCTACACGACCAAGCGCGTGGGCGGCGGCGTGCAGGACTTCGACGCGATCAAGCTCCTGAAATTCGGCACGGCCTAGAGGCGCCCCTCGTCCCCTCCACTCCGGGACGTGCCGATAGGGCGGTCCCGCTGCGCCCACAAGGCGTAGCGGGGCCGTCCGACTGCAGTGAATGGTCAATGGTGAATGGCACGGTGCATCCTTCTGGCCATTCACCATTCACTATTCACCATCCACCGCTTCTCTCTCAATTGAGCCTCTCCCCATGACCGCTGCGCTGATCACGCCGCCGGCAATCGAGCCGGTGTCGCTCGACGACGCCAAAGCCTACCTCCGTGTCGACAGCGACGACGAGAATGACTTCATCAACGCCGCAATCTCAGCGGCCCGGGTGCATGTCGAGACGCTGACGCGGCGCGTGCTCATCCAGCAGAGCTGGCGCGTCTATCTCGACGCCTGGCCGCGGACGCGCGTGGTGACCATTCCGCTGGCGCCGCTGATCGCGGTGGAAAGCGTGATCGTTTATGACCGCGACGGCGATCCCGCAACGCTGAGCCCTGCGGACTACCAGGTCGATGTGGCCTCCGTGCCCGGCCGGCTGATGCCCTACGCGATCGTGCCGCTGGCGGAGCGCACCATCAACGGCGTCGAGATCGACGTGACAGCAGGGTACGGCGCGTCCAGCGTCGACGTGCCGGCGCCGCTCAGGCGCGCGATGATGATGCTGATCGCGCACTGGTTCGAGCATCGCGGCATCGTGGACGACGGGGCGAGCGCCGACATGCCGCCGCAGGGTTTTGACGCTCTGATTGCGCCGTACCGGATTTTCTCTCTGTGAGCGACGCGACGTACGATCCCGGCTGGCTGCGCCACCGCGTGAGCGTGGAGCAGGCGGCGGATGCGGCCGATGGCACCGGCGGCGTGACCACGACGTGGGCGAAGCTCGCCGACCTGTGGGCGCGCATCAAGCCGGTCTCGGCAGAGGAGAGGGCGGTTGCCGGACACATGGCGGGCGTCGTCACACACACGATCACGCTGCGGTGGCGCGACGACATCAGTGGTGCGGCGCGGGTGACCTATCACGGGCGCATCTTCCGCATTCTCGCGGTGCACGACCCCGACGAAAGCGGGCGCTACCTGATCGTGAACGCGGCGGAGGAGACGCCATGAGCGCAGCCCTGATGCTGACGGGCGCCGATCTCGTGCGCGCGCTCGGCGCTGTGAAGGCGCTGTCGGCGGTCGATACTGCAATCGCGCGGCGAGCGGACGACGTTGCCGGCGCGCTGGGACGGGCGGGCACCGAGACGCGCGTGCTGAAGCGCGGCGACGGCGACTACCTGGTGACGGTGAGCGGCGCGGGCACGTTCGCACGCGAGTTCGGATCGGTGGCCGCGCCGGCGGCGCCGTTCATTGCCGCGGCACTTGCGGAGGCAGGGAAGCCATGACCTATCCGGCGCTCGCCCTGCAACAGGCGGTGGTGACGGCACTCGCGGCGAGCGCGCCACTTGCGGCGATCGTCGGCACCCGCATCTACGATGCACCGCCGCGCGACGCTGCATTTCCTTACGTGAGCTTCGGGCAACTCAGTGTCGCCGACTGGAGCACCGGCACGGAAAGCGGGGCCGAGCACCAGCTCACGCTCGATGCCTGGTCGCGCGAGGCGGGGAAGAGGGAGTGCTACGCCATTCTCGATGCAGTGACGGCGGCGCTGAACGACGCGGCGCTGACGCTGGATGGCAACGCGCTGGTCAACCTGCGCTTCCAGTTCGCCGATGTGCGCCGCGACCCCGATGGCATCACCTTTCACGGGGTGATCCGGTTCCGGGCGGTAACGGAGTCGGGGTAGGCAGTAGGCACTCGGCAGTAGGCGATCGTGGCAAACACTCTGGACGTCATCCCGGCGAAGGCCGGGGTCCAGATGACGGGCGCGACACCGAGGAAGAGGTCTCCGCGCCCCATCGACGAAAATGCGGTCCTTCGCCGGAAATGACGAACCGTACTGAGTTCAAAGAGGAACACATGACCGCACAGAAGGGTAAGGACCTGCTGTTGAAGATCGACAGCGATGGCAGTGGCACGTTCACGACCGTGGCCGGGCTGCGCTCGCGCGCGATCAGCTTCAATGCAGAGGCGGTCGACATCAGCAATGCCGACTCGGCCGGGCGCTGGCGCGAGCTGCTCGAAGGCGCCGGCGTGAAGCGCGCGAGCGTCTCCGGCTCCGGGCTTTTCAAGGACGCCGCGACGGACACCACCGCGCGGCAGGTGTTCTTCGACAGCACGATCCGGAACTGGCAGGTGATTGTGCCCGACTTCGGCACGCTCGCGGGGCCGTTCCAGATCACGGCGCTGCAATATTCCGGTGAGCACAACGGCGAGATCGCCTACGAACTCGCACTGGAATCGGCCGGCGAAATCACGTTCACGGCGGTCTGACGATGGCGAACCGGCAGCGCGGTGAAATCGCGGCGACGCTCGACGGACGGCCGTGGACGCTGTGTCTCACGCTTGGTGCGCTGGCCGAGCTCGAGGCGGCGCTGGACGCCGGCGACCTGGTCGCGCTCGCGACGCGCTTCGAGAACGGGCGGCTGACGGCGCGCGATGCGGTGAAGATCCTCGGCGCAGGGCTGCGCGGCGCCGGCAACGACATTGACGACGCGACGGTGGCGCGCATGCAGGTTGACGGCGGCGCGGCGGGCTACGTCACGATCGTCGCGCAGTTGCTCGCGGCGACGTTTGGTGGAACGTCAACGTAGCTTTCGTTCTGCGTGCCCTGGGTCCCCGCTTTCGCGGGGAAAGCGGAGATCAGTTCCATGGCGGACGTTTTCCCCTGGCGGGAGGCGATGGCCTTCGGCCTTGGCCGACTCAGGCTGCCGCCCGAGGCGTTCTGGGCGATGACGCCGCGCGAGCTCGCGCTGGCCGCAGAAGGGATGAGCGGCCGCATCGGTAGACCGCTCGCGCGCGACGCGCTGAACGAACTGATGAACCGCTACCCGGACAAGCGCGATGGCGAATGAAGTCGACGAACTGACGGTCGCGATCACCGCCGACACCAGCGACTTCCAGGCGGCGCTCGCGAGCCTCGGCAAGCAGAGCGACAGCTTCGCTTCGGCGATCACGCGCGCTTTCAAGCAGGCGGTGGTTGGGGGCAAGGATTTCGGCAGCGTGCTGTCGAGCCTCGCGCTGCAGATCGCGGGCCTTGCGCTGAACAAGGCGCTGCAGCCGCTGACCTCGCTGATCGGCGGCGGCATCACGTCGCTGTTCAGCGCCTTCGGCCTGGCGAAGGGCGGTGTCGTTGCCGATGGGCAGATCCGAAAATTCGCGACCGGCGGGATCGTGTCGGCGCCGACGCTGTTTCCGCTGGCGCACGGCATCGGCCTGATGGGCGAGGCAGGGCCGGAGGCTGTGCTGCCGCTGACGCGCGGCAGCGACGGCAAGCTCGGCGTGGCCTCCGCAGGAGGCGGTTCGCCGACGGTCGTGAATTTCCAGATCACCACGCCAGACGCCGCATCGTTCCAGAAGTCCGAGGCGCAGGTGACGGCGATGCTGGCGCGTGCGGTGGCGCGTGGGCGGAGGGGATTGTGAAACGGTGAATGGTGAATGGCAGCGGAGACACGTCTAGCCGCTTCCTTTTTCCATTCACCATTCACCATTCACTTTTTTTGGAGCTTCCATGCCTGCTCTGATCCCATTCCACGAAGTCCGCTTCCCGACTGCTATCGCGTTTGGCGCGAGCGGCGGGCCGGAGCGCAAAACCGACATCGTTTCGCTGGCTTCGGGTTACGAAGAGCGCAACAGCCGCTGGGCGAATTCGCGGCGGAGCTATAACGCAGGCTATGGCGTGCGCTCGCTGGACGACATTCACGCGGTCATTGCGTTCTTCGAAGAACGGCGCGGGCGGCTTTACGGCTTTCGCTGGAAAGACCGGGCGGATTTTCAATCGTGCGCGCCGGGCGCAGCGGCGGCTGCGACCGACCAGGCGATCGGCACCGGCGATGGCGCGGCTTTGACATTCCAACTCGCGAAGACCTATGGCGGCGCCGACGCGCCGTGGACGCGCACGATCGCGAAACCGGTCGCCGGGACGGTGCTTATCGCGGTTGCGGGCGTGCTGGCGACCTCGGGCTGGAGCGTGGACACGACGACCGGGCAGGTGACGTTCACCTCGGCGCCCGCAGACGGTGCGGCTATCACCGCCGGCTTCCAGTTCGATGTGCCGGTGCGCTTCGACACCGACAAGCTCGCCATCAACCTGACGAATTTCGCGGCGGGCGAGGTGCCCTCGATCCCGCTGACGGAGATACGGCTGTGAGAACTTTGGACGCAGATCTCGCGGCGCATCTCGCCACCGGAGTCACGACGCTCTGCCGCTGCTGGAAGGTGACGCGCGGCGACGGCGTGGTTCAGGGCTTCACCGATCATGACGAAGCGATCGTGCTCGATGGCGTGAACTGCGAGCCGGAGAGCGGCTTCGATGCCAGCGAAGATACGAGCGCGACAGGTTTCGCCGTCGGCGGGCTGGAAGTGCTGGGCGCGCTGTCGTCGGACCGGCTTTCCGTCGACGATCTTGCGGCCGGTATCTACGACAATGCCGCCGTCGAGGTATGGCTGGTCAACTGGATGACGCCGGTGGAGCGGCTCCTGCTCCGCGCGGGACATCTCGGCGAAGTGAGCCGCGAGGATGGCGCCTTCCGCGCCGAGATTCGCGGACTGGCGGATGCTTTCGACCAGCCGCAGGGCCGGGCCTTCCGCCATGCGTGCGACGCCGATCTCGGCGACGCGCGCTGCACGGTCGATCTGACGAACGCCGCCTATCACGGCAGCGGAACGGTGACCGCGCCAAACGGCAAGCGGCGATTCACGGCGAGCGGGCTGTCGGCGTTTGCAGCAGGCTGGTTCGAGCGCGGGCGACTCGTCTGGACCGGCGGCGGCAACAGCGGTCGCGCCATCGAGGTGCGGGCGCACCGTCTCGCGGGATCGACGGCAACGATCGAGCTGTGGCAGCCGATGCACTTCGACATCGCGGCCGGCGACACGTTCACGGTCACCGCCGGCTGCGACAAGCTGTTCTCCACGTGCGTGGCGAAGTTCGCCAACGGCGTGAATTTTCGCGGCTTCCCGCACATGCCTGGCAATGATTTCGTTCTTTCCTACGCACGCGCGAACGGCACCAACGACGGCGAGCCGATCATCACGTGATCACCCCCGACGACATCGTGACGGAGGCGCTGACCTGGATGGGCACGCCCTACCGGCATCAGGCGTCGCTGAAAGGCGTGGGCTGCGATTGCCTCGGGCTCATCCGCGGCGTGTGGCGCGCGCTCTATGGCGACGAGCCGGAGCGGGCGCCGGACTACACGCCCGACTGGGCGGAGGCAATGGGTGCGGAGACGCTGGCAGAGGCGGCGGCGCGGCACATGGCGCGCGTCGCTCCTGCCGATGCTCAGGCGGGCGACGTGCTGCTCTTTCGCTGGCGGCCGAACCTGCCGGCAAAACACGTGGGGATTTTGATCTCACCATCACCGGCGGGCACGCGTTTCGTTCACGCGCAGGAGGGTGCGGCGGTGACTGCGGCGACGCTGACGCCCTGGTGGCGGCGGCGCGTGGCGTTTGCGTTTCGGTTTCCTGACGTGGGGTGAGGCGACTTTAATTCTCCGCTTTCCCCGCGAAAGCGTGGATCCAGGGCGTGCCGAGAGCGCTCCTCACAATCTATCCCTGGTCCCCGCTTTCGCGGGGAAAGCGGGAGCAATATCGGCGATCACGGGCTTCTAAATGGCGACACTGGTTCTTCAGGCGGCGGGCGCGGCCATCGGCTCGCTGTTCGGCCCGCTCGGCGTCATCGTCGGGCGCGCGCTCGGCGGACTCGCGGGCTACGAGCTCGACGAGGCGCTGTTCGGGGCGCGCCGCGAGGGCGCGCGGCTTTCCGACCTCACGCCGCAGACCTCGACCGAAGGCACGCCGATCCCGCGGCTCTATGGGCGCGCGCGGATCGCCGGGCAGGTGATCTGGGCAACGAACTACGAGGAAGTGGCGAGCACGAGCGGTGGCAAGGGAGGGCTCGGTGGCGGCACGACGACGTATTCTTACTACGCCAACTTTGCGATCGGGCTCTGCGAAGGGCCGATCGCAGCGATCGGCCGGGTGTGGGCGGACGGGCAGCCTTTCGACCTCTCATCGGTGACGGCGCGCATCTATACCGGCACGGAGGCGCAAGGCGCCGACAGCCTGATCGAAGCGAAGCAGGGCGACACGCCCGCTTACCGCGACACCGCGATCATCGTCTTCGAGCGGCTAGCACTCGCCGATTTCGGCAACCGCATTCCGCAGTTCTCGTTCGAGATCCTGAAGCCGGTCGCCGGCATCGAGACGGACATCCGCGCCGTGACGCTGATCCCTGGCGCAACCGAGTTCGGCTACAGCCCGACGGTGGTGAACGAAATTGCGGGGCCGGGTAGCAAGACGCCGGTCAACCGCCACATCGACGGCTCGGCGAGCGACTGGCAGGCCGCACTCGACGATCTCCAGGCGACGTGCCCGAACCTTGAGCGCGTGGCGCTGGTCGTGGCCTGGTTCGGCAGCGACCTGCGCGCGGCGCGCTGTACGCTGATGCCGGCGGTGGCCGACCGCACGACGGAAAACGCGCCGGCATGGAGCGCGGCCGGCCTGACGCGCGCGACCGCGCGCCTGGTGAGCACCTACGACGGCAAGCCGGCGTTCGGCGGCACGCCATCCGACGCGAGCGTGATCGCCGCGATCCGCGACCTGAACGACCGCGGCCTAAAGGTGACGCTCTATCCCTTCATCATGATGGACGTGCCGGCCGGGAACGGTCTCAGCGATCCGTACGGTGGAAGCGAGCAGGCGGCCTATCCCTGGCGCGGCAGCGTGACACTGTCGGTTGCGGCGGGTGGGGTTGGTTCGCCCGACAAGACGAGCGCAGCCGCCACGGAGATCGCGGCGTTCGTCGGGACGGCTGCGGCCGGCGACTTCAGCGTGAGCGGCGGCGCCGTTCATTACAGCGGGCCGGACGAATGGACATTCCGCCGGTTCGTGCTGCATTGCGCCAATCTCGCCAAGGCGGCCGGTGGCGCCGATGCGTTCTTGCTCGGGTCGGAGCTGCGCGGGCTGACGACGGCGCGTTCCGACGCTAGCACGTATCCGTTCGTGGCGGCGCTCGCGGCGCTGGCGGCGGACGTGAAGATGACGCTGGGCTCGGGCACCAAGGTCTCCTACGGCGCCGACTGGTCCGAATATTTCGGGCACCACCCGGCGGACGGGTCCGGCGACGTGTACTTCCACCTCGACCCGCTATGGGCATCGAGCTCGGTCGATTTCGTCGGTATCGACAACTACATGCCGCTGTCGGACTGGCGTGATGGCGACGATCATCTCGACGCAGTGACCTGGGACACCGGCCGCGACACGGCCTATCTCGCCGCGAACATCGCGGGTGGTGAGGGCTACGACTGGTATTACGCCAGCGGCGCCGATCGCGATGCGCAGACGCGCACGCCGATCACCGACGGCGCCGGCAAGCCGTGGGTATTCCGGTACAAGGACCTGAAGAGCTGGTGGGCGAACCAGCATTACGACCGGCCGGGCGGCGCGGAAGCGGGAAGCGCGACCGCGTGGGTACCGCAATCGAAGCCGATCTGGTTCACGGAGATCGGTTGCCCGGCGGTGGACAAGGGCGCCAACCAGCCGAACGTCTTCCCCGACCCGAAATCATCGGCGAACGCGCTGCCTTATTACTCGAACGGCGCACGCGACGACCTCATGCAGCGCCGCTTCATCCAGGCGGTGCTCGGCGCCTGGAACCCGGCGAGCGCCAGCTACGTCGCCGGCGCCAACCCGACCTCGACCGTTTACGGCGCGCCGATGGTGGCGGTCGATGCGATCCACTGGTGGACATGGGATGCGCGGCCATATCCGGCGTTTCCGCTGCTCGCCGACGTGTGGTCGGACGGCGCCAACTGGGAGACGGGGCACTGGCTCTCCGGCCGGCTCGGTGCAGTGGCCGCGGATGCGCTGGTCAAGACGGTGCTCGCCGACTACGGCATCGCGGCCGACGTCGGCGATCTCGACGGCGTGATCGACGGGTTCTTGATCCCCGATCTCGCATCGGCGCGCGGCGCACTCGAGCCGCTGTCGAACCTGCTGTTCTTCGAGGCGTTCGAAGCGGGCGATACGGTGAAGATCGTGCGGCGCGGGCGGCGCGCGATGGTGACGTTCACCGCTGACGATCTCGTCGAGGAAGACGGCAAGTCGATCCTGACGATCACGCGGGCGCAGGAGACCGAGCTGCCGGCGGAAATCGCGATCTCCTTCTCCGACGTGCTGGTCGACTATCGCGCGAGTTCGGTCAGCTCGCGCCGGCTGGTGACCGGCAGCGCGCGGGTGACAACAGCCGACACCGGCGCCGTGATGAGCTATGCGGTGGCGACGGCCTTCGCCGACGCGGCGCTGCAGGACGCCTGGGCAGCGCGCGAGACGGCGATGTTCGCGCTGCCGCAATGGGCGCTGACGCTGGAGCCGGCGGACGTGGTGCTGCTCGATGTGGCGGGTGACGCGCGCACGTTGCTGGTGACCAAAGTCGAGGAAGCCGGGCTCAGGCGTATCGCAGCGCGAAGCATCGAGCCGGACATTCTGGCGCCGGTGGCGGCGGTGGCGCGGACGATGGCACCGAAGGTCGCGCCGGCGCTGACCGCACCGGAAGTGATGCTGCTCAACCTGCCGCTGCTGACGGGCAGCGAGGCGGGCTATGCGCCGCACGTCGCGGTGTTCGCGTCGCCGTGGCCGGGAACGGTGGCGCTCGCGCTCGGCACCGCGGCGGGCGGGTTCACGCTCCGGCAGACGATCGACCGGCGCGCCGTGATGGGCGAACTGACCGCGGGGCTCGGCGGTGGACCGCTCTACCGCTGGGATACGGAAGATACGGTCGAGGTGACGCTCTACGGCGGGGCGCTGGCGGGGCAGCCGGAGCTCTCGGTGCTGAACGGCGCGAACGTCGCGGCGATCGGGACGGTCGAGACGGGATTCGAGGTCATCCAGTTCGAGACGGCGACGCTGACGGGCGCGAATACGTGGCGGCTCTCAGGTCTGCTCCGCGGGCAGGCGGGGACCGCCGACATCATGGTGGCCGGACATGACGCCGGCGCGCGCTTCGTGCTGCTCGACGCGGCGGTGGTGCCGCTCAACCTCTCCGAGGCGGAGTCAGGGCTTGGCCTGACACTGCGCTGCGGAGCGGCCGGCGCGGTCTACGACCCGGACACGTTCACGGACGTGGATCTCGTGGCGTCGCGGCGCGGGCTCATGTGCCTGCCGCCGGTGCACGTGACGGCGGCGCGCAATCCGGTGACGAACGACGTCGTCATCGGGTGGGTCAGGCAGACGCGCATCGGTGGCGACAGCTGGGACCCCGTCGCGGTGCCGCTCGGCGAGGCGAGCGAGGCCTACCAGGTCGCGATCGGCGACGGGTCGAGCGTGTTGCGTACGCTGGCGGCGGGGTCGCCTACCGTCACATACGCCGCCGCCGACCAGGTGGTCGATTTCGGCAGCCTGCCATCGACGATTCATCTCTCCATCAGCCAGGTGAGCCCGACCGAGGGACCGGGTCTCGCCACAGCGGGCGAGTTCCATGTCTGACCCTCTGACGACGAACCACCTGAAGCTGCCGTATCTCGCGGCGGCGCAGGCGCAGAAGCAC